GGATATATCATGAATTTGGATTTCCGATCTAACAACATTTAGAAATTCTATTCCAATTAATTGTTTCGATTTGTATTTGTGACCAGGATAATAAAATACATTATTGTTATAAACATTTAATCCAACATAGTGACCCATATCTGCTTCACCAGTTGAGTTACCAATTTTTAATTTTGTTGTATCAGTATTACCTGTAAATTTAAATGTTGCTCCACGCATATCCAAATCAACATATGATCCCAAATCTAGTTCCCCTGAAATCATATATGTACCAGGATAGATTTTCAGTAGAACACGATTTGTGGCAGTTGCTGATAATTTTGCTTGGGTAATTAATGCACGAATATCGTCACCAACATCTGTTACACCATCTGTGGTGATTGATGCAGATGTGATAGTATTGACATATGATATGCCGGAAACGGCATCAACTATGGTTCCTGCTAGAGTCTTGCTCAATCCTTGAGAAAATAAATCCTTTTCTAATTGATTTTGAAAAGCCATTATGTTAAATCCTGGTCAACATTTAATTGTATTATTTATGTCAACATAATGGCAATTCTTTTGATTTACTTTACAAATTTCCTTTTGCCAAAGGCAACAAATGCAAGCAACATGCTGCCAAACAGTAAAAATGCCCCTGGAAGTGGAACTTCCGAAACTGGTGGACATTTTATAATAGAAACAGTATGCGAACCTTTATGGTCAGTAGACTGACTAAATTTGGATATATGTTTGTGGTAGTCCCTACCAAAGAGTTTGTGGCCAAAAATTAAATTAAAATGATCCCATTGATCATCTGAACGTTGTGACATTATTTCTCTCTAATTTAGTAAAATTCCTGAACCAGTATAGCCACCCATTAAAACCATTTTATCTAAAAATGCTTTTGTTGAATCTGTATTCCTTGGTGTAGGGGGGTTAATTATAGTTGGTTGTTGTGGTGCAGATTGTTGATTATTATTTAGAATAATTGCATGCGATTGTTTAATAGTATTATTCAAACTATTTTGTTTTGCCAATTCTATTTCACTAGAAGATTGTTGAATTGCCTGTGTCATTGGTGAAATAGGATTGGAAACAATATTCCCAGTAATACTGGGCAAAGGATTGGTTGCATTGTTAACAATTGAATATTCGCCCAATGGTTGTTTTTTATACAAATCTAGGGCATGAATGCCCCTAAGTGGTTCAGGTTTGGAATTAACTTTTTGTACATATGCTTGATCCATTTTAGGCAATCGTTGGGACGGAGTTCCGTCCAAATTTTTGTCTTCAGGATTTTTATTTACTTTATCAGATTTGCCGAAATATTCGGCCCAACCTGTTACCTGTTCAATTACAGCATCTATACCATCTGTTACAGATTTTACTGCAGAATTGAATGGTTTCATTTCTTCATCATATTTTTCAAACAAACTTGTTAACCATTCTTGATCTTTTCCAATTCTTGTAGCGATATTTTCTTTAATTGCTCCAAATAATGGTTCCATTAAATTTTGGGCATCTTGAGCCAAATCTCGTTTAAAAAAGGATTTATCACCAAATTTAGAAAGTTGTTCACCTAGGTCGCCAAGAGTTGCTCCCTGTGCAAATGGGATTTCTGTTTTTGAAACTGTTTCCTTTCCTCTTGCCAATAATTTTGCTGGCAATTCATCAATAGATTTTTTCATTGATTCAATAATGCCACCAATTCCCATCAAAGATGCCCCACCAAGAATTTGTCCGAATCCTACTCCAGCAGTTTCTAATCTGGATAATGTATGGGTTCTGGATTCATCTTTCTTTACAATTGCTGTGTTTGTTGCAGGTTGTTTTACAATTTCATCCTTTTCTACAATGGCATCCGCTTTTGGTGTAACTGCTTCAACTCTTGCTGCCTGACTTTGTGCACCAATTTTTTCAATAATGGTGTTCATCATTGGCACAATTTTTGCTGCAATTATTTTGTGGATTTCCACCAATTGTTTGTTTAATCCGCCGATACCACGTATTATTCCCTGTGCCCTAATTGGGGAATTTTCTGCAGTATTTGTTTTTGTTGGTTCAGAATTTTTATCCAATTTGCCAATTAATTGGCCAAGTTTGGTATCTATAATTTTATACAATTCATCAATCGTATCCTTTTGGGAAGACATTGTTGAATACATAGATGTAGTCAAATTCAACAATTTAACAGATTGTTCTGAATTCTGTTTTTTTAATTCCAATATATTAGAATTTACATTTCCTATTTTGTTAATAACTTTGTTGGAAATAGTATCAAACAATTTTGCAAATTCTGATTGGGAAGAATCTTTATCAGAATATTTTCCAAAAGATGATGCAAATCCAGCTTGGAAAGATTGTTGTGCCAAATTATTAATATATTTTTTTAGTTCTTCATTATATTTGGCAACACCTTCGGCAGAGACTGCCCCAGTAGATGGGGAAACTGTAACAGTTCCACCTTCGGACATAATTTTTTCTGCCACTTCTGGTTTCATAAATTTACCACCTTTTCCACTAGGATGACCCTTTGGGTATCTATATTGTGGAGTTTTTGGTAAAGATGGTTTATCTTGTTTGTTATCTTCTATGTCCATGTTAATTCTGTTTGTGATTTCTGACGAATTTTCTCTTCTTCAAGATGTTGAACCAATAACGAAACATATACATCTCTCTCAAACGGCAACATATCATCCAATTCTGTTAAACTGTATCCATGTTGTTTCCTCAAGGAAAAATTCATTGTATAATGGTTGTACAATGAATCATTTGAGAGAAGTATTATAAAAAATTTTTGATCCCCTTTATTTCATATTCATTATCATGGTCACATTTTTTACACTTAAATTTGGCAACAGTGGTCACTTCTGGAATAGATTTGAACCATGCATTGATTTTGGATAAGTTTTCATCTGTGAATGATTCAATATATTCAACCAGTTCTTCTCGTGTATAATCTTTTGGATAAAATACGCTTTCAGAATCATATACATAATCTATGCAAGAAATTATTACATCATTGGTTGCTTCTGTTTTATTTTCTGCATTTTGAACCAAATCTGATACATTAATGGTTGGGTATTTCATTACCACACCAATTGTATCACTCAATTTGATTGTATTATTTTTAGAATCTTGGACAGGTACTGTCACATCTAATAGATTTAATGAATATGGATTTTCATGTTCACATTTACCACATTTAATAATATAGTCAACAATTTCGCCATTTGATTTTGCTGAAATATTTAAAAACAAAAATTCGATATCAAACATAGGTAAAGATTCGACATCAATGTCATCTTGTACACATAATGATATAATTTGTTTTGTTGCTAATACAATTTGTTCAGTAGACTGAGATTCTGATGCCAACAAAAGGATTCTATTTTCCTTTACCGTAAACGGTCTAAATTTTATTGTTTTACCATTGGATGGAATTTTTATTTCATATAATGGTAAAGAGATTTTTGGTAAACTCATAGTATAATCCTATTAAAGTGCTTTATAAATTTGATACAAATTGTATCCTTCACGTACAACATCTGGCAATTGGTTCAAAATACCAAAATCCATGGATGGTTCTCTATGTATATCTACATTAATTGGTTTCCAAGTTCTGTATGCAAATTGGGTAGTTAATGTACTAATTTTGTTTTTATCTGCATAATGAACACTAATTGGTTCAATATAGGTAGGAAACATGTCGTAGAATTCTACGCCATAAATTGGCTCCATTGCTGCATCCAATTGAAACAATCTCATTGTTGTAGAATAAGAACTTCTAAAATTTAAATGAGAAGTATTCTTATCAAAGATTGAATCAACCCATGAATCAAAAAATTGTTTTACTTTGAAATCTTGATCCAAATAGACCCCAAAATATAATCTGTCAACCAATTTGATTGTTGGTTGCCAAAATGGTGTACCATATGTGTAAATATCATTTACTTGTACATTAGTTGGGGGAAATTGAGCAAAATAACAAAATAGAGAAATTGTTTTTACAGTATCTACAAAACTTTCTTTTTCATGTACATCATAATTATATTGGTTAGAAAAGAAACCAATTTTTTCCAATAGACCACTTTTGGCTAAAAGACTATTTTGCTCAAACATGCCCAAGGGGATGTCTAAATCTATTCTAAAACGATTTGATTTTGCAAGATTTCTTACTTTTACTTGCGAGATAAATTCAGACAAATCTTTTTTGGCCATTTATATGTTCCACCCTAACATAGCTCGTCTATAGGATGTTGCATGAACAGCCATTTCAGACATTTTCTTAAATTTGGCATTCGGCATAACACATGCAATTTTCCATTGATCCACTGGTATTGAAATTATTTGTGATTTAACATTTTCCATTACATAATTATGTATACATGGTTTGTACATAGGATTCTTGGAAACAGCTTGTAACAATTTGTATGTTAACATTAATTTTTTATTTTTATCTGAACCAGATACTCTTCCAATTTCAAGCAAATGCGCAAAAAGAAAAAATCTTTCTCGCATATTGATATAATGTAGGTTCAAACCTTGAATATATTTGTGCCCAGATTTGGAAGTTCCTTCCCCTATGGGCAACATCAATGGATACATATCATATGCTTCCATTTCTCGTTGAGATTCTTCATATGGTAAATATGCATATTGGTACAAACCACCTAATTCAAATGATGAAACCCTTAAATCCATATTGGATTCCAAGGCTTTTTGTGTAGTTAATTTGGATAATTTTTTTACATTTGATAGAAAAAATTCATATGCATATACCGAAACCTCATTCCTAATTTTGAACCGTAATGGATATGGTCTGACTCCATCCAATATTTGTTGAATTTCGTCAAATATATTTTTTAGTTTGGCATTTTTTCCAGCAAATGTGCCATCACTGTTTCTAGGTTGTGCCATTATTGTTCACCAATCATGTTATAATCTTTATGCCCATATTTTTTAAAGTTACTTCTGTCCATATTTCAAAACTGTAACCACGTTGGTCGCATATTTTTTGAGCAGCTTTCCATTTTGATGTATTTGTAATATATGTTTGACATTCTGTTATATATTTTACAGTTTTCCTTTTTGGCTCAGGTGGTGGAATAGTTTGTTTTTTTGGTTTTATTTCCACCAATTTTACTGAACCATTTGTATATAAAATATATAGGTCAACATAATATCGATGGGGTTTCCCATCCAAATCATTGATATATTTAATTTCTACTTCAGATGACCAATTTTTAACATCAGGATTATTTTCCAAATATTTAAAAGCGGATAATTCCCATAATGATCTAAACCAAATTTTGGAGCCATCTCCAATATATTTTTCTGGTTTTGTTAACTTATATTTACCCTTATACGCCATAAATAGTATAATTCCTAATTAATCAATTATTTATACCAAATGGCAGAGACATTCACTCCCAAATATGATTTCACCCCCAAGGATTTCTTTCCTTCTGCGGATGATACTTTTGCTATATCGGATAATTTATTCGAACATACAAATAGTGATTATTATGTTTCATCAGATTTAATATATCCATCTGATCTACAAAATAATGTAAACCAGATGAATTATATGATTTTTCATATTAATGTGAATCAGGATTCCAAATTGATTCCACCATCTGAAACAATGGATATTCCAATTAGAAAATCTAGTCAAAGATTTATGGATAATTCTCCAGATGCTGTTGGTAGAACTGTTGAAGGAATACAAGGATTGGCGAAATCTGGTGTGGAAACTGTTACAAATTGGTTTTCCTCAAAAGATGAAACAGGTAGCACAAATAATGTAAAAGATGAGATGTACAAACAAATTGATAAAGCTGCAGGCTTTGCCAAAGAAGCAGTTATGAAAACAATGAAACCTCTTAAACGGTTGAAAACATCTATTATGTTATATATGCCAACAAATATTGGAACAGAATATGGAATGGTATATTCTGGCCAAGAACTTGGCCTAATTGGTTCCCTTGCAGATGCTGCAGCAAAGAATAAAGATTTGGTTGAAGCTGCTCTGGATACATCTGGAAGAGTTTTGTCCAGAATTGGCGGCAATATGATTTCGCATGGAGTGCAAAATGTTGCCGGATCACTTGGTCTAAATACAAGTATTTCAGGAGATTTTGCTTCAGCAATCAATGCTGCAACTCGCTCCACTTTTAACCCTAGAAAGGAACAATTGTTCCAAGAAGTTGGGTTCAGACAATTCAAATATTTCTTCCATTTTGCCCCAAGAACTGCAGAAGAATGCGATAAGGTTGCACAAATAATTTATATGTTTAAATTTCACATGCATCCAGAAATTGATGACAGTTATTTTTTCTATATGTATCCATCAGAATTTGATATTGAATATCACATTTTTGATAAGGGAGAGAACCCATATATAAACAAAATTTCATCATGTGCTTTGCGAGGAATGTCTGTAGAATATGGTCCAGGTGGAAATTGGGCTACATTGGTTAATGGTTGCCCAACTGAAATAAAAATGTCCCTAGACTTCATCGAATTGCAACCATTAAACAGAAAATTGATAAAAGAAGGTGGATATTAATGTATTTTAAATCTTTTCCAAAAATGTTTTATGATTTTTCTACAAATAATACAGAAGATATAAAATATGTCACAAATATTTTTAGACGAGTTGCCATTACTGCTGAAATGGTACAGGCAACATCTGCCTATCAAAAATATATAATGAAAGATGGAGAAACTGCTGAAATTATATCTCACAAATTATATGGAACACCTTTGTACCATTGGACAATATTTTTAGCAAATGATGTAATCAACCCTTATCAAGATTTTGCGATGACGCAACTAGCATTTGATCAATATGTAGAAAAGAAATATGGTGCAATTGGTCAATATAATTCACACCATTATGAAGACAATGATGGAAACATTTTGACCCCAATGTCTATTGCCGGTATCGGCACAAATTGTTTGTATGATCCAATTGCACAAAATTGGACTGCAGTAAATTTGACAGATTACACAAATGTTACCAACTATGATTACGAATTCAAAATAAATGAAACAAAGAGAACCATTAATGTAATAAGACCACAATTTATTGCAGGAGTTGTTAGAACATTTGAAGATTTGATGAAACAACCATGAAAACTACATTAAATTTTGCTGGAGAATTAGATTTAGAAAAGATTGAAATTGTTTCCATGACTAGTGGCAATACTATTGATATATCTATGGTATTCATGGAAATAAATTTGTTTGAATCATTGGATTCCAGTACTTTGGGTGGATATGTTACAATAAATGATAGTTTAGATATTGTACACAATTTGCCAATGGTTGGTGAAGAAATGCTTATATTAAAATATAGGACACCAACTTTCCCAGATATAGATGAGGTTTCTCATACATTTGTTGTATACAAAATGTCTGATAGACAATATAATTCAAATGGTGCTCAAATATATACAATATATTTTATGAGTGTTGAATCATATGTTGATATTAATACAAAATTATCCAGATCATACAATGGTCAATTATCATATATTGCAAATATATTATTTTCTACAAAGGATGGATTAAATTCTGACAAAGATATGTTTCTGGAAGAAACAGATAATGCATTCAGATTTGTTATTCCAATGTGGAGTCCAATTAAAACTTTGAATTATCTTGCTGCAAGAAGTGTATCAAAAGAATATAAAACAGCAAATTATCTATTTTATGAAGATACAAAGAAATTTAATTTCAGAAGTGTTTCATCATTAATTGATCAAGACCCTTTTGCATATTATCAATACAATAGCGCAAATATTAGAAATATTAGGGAAATGGGAAATGATATTAATGCATTCAGTATTATTACACAGTTTACAATTCCATTAGATTTTGATATAACAACTAGACAAATATCTGGTTTCTATGCATCAAAACTTTTAAACTATGATATATTGAGCAAACGTGTAAATGTAAAGGAAATAGATTATTTTAATACATTTGATAACAGACCGCATTTGGACAAAAAGATGGGTAATCCTATTTCGTCCCAAGGGACAATGCGTGACCCCAATGTTTTTGTAAATTTTTATCCAACTAATACATATATGTTTGATGATTATGAAACAGATAATCCATTATCTTGGGTCATACAAAGAAAAATGATGTTACAAGAATTGGAATTACATAAGATTCAAATTACTGTTCCAGGTAGGTCAGATATGACAGTTGGAAAAGTGATTTATGTAGATTATAACACAGTACAAACACATCATGACCAACTGGATGCCAAAGAGAATCTATATACTGGAAACTATTTGGTTACAGGTATAAACCATAGAATGTCCAGAAATGAACACCAAATGGTTATAAGTTGTGTAAAAGAAGATATTTTAAGAAATTTAGAGGCAAAATAATGGAACAAATGAGATTATATTATGGAGTAATTGAGGATTCATCTACTGATCCATTAAGATTGGGGAGATGTAAAGTTCGTGTAATTGGTATTCATACCGACGACAAAACAATTTTGCCCACAGCAGATTTGCCATGGGCTACTCCAATACAAGGCATAACATCTGCAGCATTATCTGGAATTGGTGAATCTCCAACAGGATTGTTACAAGGTTCAACAGTTGTTGTAACATTTGCCGATGGGCCAAGTGCACAAATTCCACTAATCCTGGGCACAATTGCCGGAATTCCGCAAGGCTCTGCCCAAGATTTTGTTACAGGTGATGTACCAGAACAACCAATTTATTCCACTGGTGATATAACGCCACCAGTGACCCAAGATGGCACAGAATTGAAAAATGCTGACCAAGGTGGGGGGTTTGTTGCCCCAGCCCCTGAGCCATTGGCTACGGGCGAAATTGGACCATTATCCAATGATGATTACATAAAGTATCGAGAAAAAATTGCAGAAAAGGAATCAAAAGGTTCTGGTGGATATTCTGCCATCAATACATTAAACTTTTTGGGCAAATACCAATTTGGCGCAGGAAAATTGGTTGACTATGGTTACATGAAGAAAGGTTCTACACAAAAAGATGTGAAGAATTCTTCATATTGGTTGGGCAAAGATGGTATAAGTTCTTATACAGATTTTCTTAAAAATCATGCTGTACAAGAAGCTTGTATGAAAAAGATGACCAAAAACAATTTCGCCATGTTGCGCAGGGCGGGAGTTTTGCGAAATGATAGTGATTCAAAACATTGTGCAGGTTTGTTGGCAGTTGCACATTTGAAAGGTGGTGGTGATGCCATCAAATTTGGACGGGGTGAACCCGTCAAGCCGGATGCATATGGTACATCTGCTGCAAAATATTACAAAGTTGGATTTGCATCATTGGATGGAGAAGTGCCTACAATTATGCCAACAGATGATTCATCTTTACCAATTGATGAAATTAAACAAACAACTGCAACGGGATTTTCTGATCCAAATGGAGTGTGGCCCAGAAAAAAGTACCTACGGGAACCTGATACCAATCGATTAGTTCGTGCACAAGGCATCAGTAGTACCGTTGTAGGTAAAAAAGAATCTGCCAGAGATTTGAACATAAGATTGGCCAATTCTGGCACAACATGGAGCCAACCCCATGTTCCTTATGCAACAGTATATCCATATAACAAAGTTATGTCAACTGAAAATGGACATATACAAGAATTTGATGATACTCCTGGTGCGATTAGATACCATTTATACCATCCTGCAGGAACTTTTACAGAAATTGATAATAATGGAACCAAAGTTAATAGAATAGTTGGAGACAATTATGAAATTATCGATAGAAATGGATATGTTCATATAAAAGGTGATTGCAACATTACTGTTGAAGGTAATGCA